GTTGTTAATGCTTTCGCTGTCGTCAATAACTGGATATGTAAAGTCTAAGAAATCACTAAGAACTGAAGATCTTACTGTAGAAAAGTTAACTGTTAGACCAGAGACTGTTAAAATACCACCAGTTCCATTTACGGTGTTAATTGTAAACGAACATGATTTACCATTTCCCAAATCAACAGTAAAGAAATTTCCTGCAGTATACCCTGTTCCAGGAGTTGTTATTGTTGCAGTATAAGAACTATCTACACGTGATACAGAAATTACTGCTCCATATCCACGAATGTTTGTATATGTTTCTTGTGTATAGAATAGATCAGCAAAATCATTAAATACTCGACTTCTTACATCACCAACTGTTCTAGATAAAAATCTTCCAGTAGTATCAGATCCTGCTGCAGTGTCTGAGTAACTTCTAACATAAGAAACAGTTTTTCTAAATGTTTCTGTAAAAGTTACAAGATCGTGATCTAATGAATACGCTTGTCTCCAAAACTCTTGAGCAATTTCTTGATCAATATCTGCGCCAAGCGACAGTTCATTAAAATCAGTCCAAGTAGCATCATAGTAATATGTAAATGGACCAATTCGCTTAGAATAATTCTTAGCAAAAGTTTCGTTTAGTTTTAGGTATTCAACTCTATAATCTGGATAATATTGACAAAGTTCAAATGTTCCCTGAAGTTCATTAAAGTCCGACCAAACATTGAATACATTTGCACCAGCAACTTTATTGTATGTAATTGTGTCAGCATCTTGTGCTTTTGCTGTGTCAGCATAATTTCTAACATATGATACAATTTTTCTAACACTATCCGTAATTCTTTGTGTATCTGCTGGTGGAAATGCAGCTGGTTCAATAATAGAACTGAAGTACATGCTGTCACTAACACGAATAACATCAGCAAGAACTTTACTAAACACTCTTGCTGTAATTTGGTCAGCTGACCTAGAAACATCAGCGAACGATCTTGGATACAAAGCAACACGAGAAAATGTTTCGGATGCGCCAGCAGTGTCGCTAAACGATCTTACATAAGAAACTATTTTGCTAAAATTATCTACTGTTGATGATGAATCGGAATGTGAACGAACGAAAGAAACAACTTTGGAGAAATTGTCTGCTAGATAAGAGGTATCTGACTTGCCTCTGATGTAAGAAACAACTTTGGAGAAACCATCACTAACATTTTGTAATTCAGAGAAAGCACGATTGAACTGTTTTATTGTTGCAATAATGTCAGCAGTATCAACTGTATTTGCGCCAGAGTTAAAGCTGCGAGAGAACTGAACAATTTTATTAAAACTGTCTCCAGCTGCAATTAAATTTTGTTTTGGTTTAGAATATTGTATTGTTGAATCATCTGCTGTTGTCTCAGTATCACTAAATGGTGCTTTGCTTAATGATTTTGCTGGTAATTCTGGTATTGTTAGTGTGTCACTATATGCTCTTACGAAATTAACAATTCTAGAAAATACATCAACTGCAGTGTCCGTGTCATTAAAAACACGATTAAACGAAACAACTCTTGTTAATTGTTGATTAACTGTAAGTCTGTCTGTTCTTGGTTTGTTTACAACTCTAGAAAGACTTTCTTGTGGTCTTGCAACATCTTGGAAAAAACGAACAAACGAAACAATTCTTGAAAGCGAATCTGAGATAGCAGAAAGATCAACTTCTGAATCACTTACGACAAGAACACCTGACTCACCAAGAAACTGATCAGCGACCAATAAGAAATCAGAAACTCTTTTAGTAAATACTAATGTTCTCGAATCATTGCCTCTAAGTATTTCGCTAACATTTTTACCAAAGTTAATTATATCAGAATCACTTAATCCAAATGTATCAGATCTTGGTTTACTAATCAGTTTGGGGAAAGTATCAGCAAGAGAAACAACATCAGTTTTTGGTTTAGTTATTGCAAATGTTTTCGCATCAGCAGTTTGAATGATGTCTTGTTTACTGCGTAAAAATGTAACAACTTTACTGAAGTTATCAGATGATTGTAAAACCTCAGTAAAGTTTTTACCTACAGTGAATACACGTGCATCAGTATAAGACGCAGTATCTGCGAATGGTGCTTTGGATATTGTCTTGGCTGGTTGGTCTTGAGATATTGTTGTATCGTTATACGATCTATAGAAAGAAACAACTCGAGTAAGAACATCATTAAGCGTGACGATTTGAGCATGGAATTTACCAAGATTGACAATAGAAACATCATCGGTAATTCCAACAGCATCAATTGCTGCTTTTGTTAATTGTAAAGTTTTGGCATCGATAACAACACCAGACTCAACAAGAGTAAGAAGTCTACTAAGAACATCGTAAGCAACTCGAACAGCTGCAGCACCTGTACGTGCGCTTGCCATTGCTGCTCGAACAGCTGCAGCTGGCATCGCTACTGCTTTTTGTACTGTTTGTCTTAGATTTTCTGTCGAAATGCTTTTTGTTTCTGAACGAGATGATGCCGTAACCTTGTTCGGTGTACTGCTTATCTTGTTGTTTTTGTCAGAACCTTTAGCATTTGACATTTTTATTTGACATTAATTTGAGCGAACTGTATAATAACAGTGTTGGGTTTCTATGTTTAAACCTGCGTAATCTGTGGTGACACAATAATTATTCCTTCAACTGGTCTTGTTCTATAAGTAGAAGTATCAACCATTTCTATATCATAAAGATATCTTCCTGGTTTTAATGCGCCTGTTTGAGCAGCAGTTAATGAAAGAATAACTTGTCCTGTTGCGGGAGAGGGAACTGTGCATGTAAAAGTAGTCGCAGTTGATGACGCATAAGATTTTCTCATTTGCGAAGTAAATGAGTAACCAGTTAAATTTAATGGCGTAATTCCATTATCAGCATATAATGTAATGCCAGTGGAAAAATCTGCTCCTTGATCGATATAAAGTGCTTGTACTAATGCCATTAAAGTTTCTCTACTAAAAATTTTAAAATTTGTTTTATTTCAGCAATATCTTCTTTCATATTATCAACTTCTTGCCTAATATCATTCATTTGCTCACGTTTGGCTTTATTAACAGCGCATTGAGCCAAATATGCTTCATATCCTGCTTTATCATTATTTAGAACAACACCTGTATTTGCATCTTTATACAGGTGTCTTTCTCCTTCAACTTTAACCAGATTTTCCATTATGCAGTAGCGATAATTCTTAGATCTTTAATCCTTGGCACAAATGCTGGGTTTCTAGATCTCATAACAATCTTAATAATTGCTGTATTAAATGGAGATAAATTATCAACAGTAAATGAATGGTCAATAAATTCTTCAATATTATCTGTAGTAGTTAACTGTCCTCTACTTGTCAATGTTGGATTGTTTCCACCATAATTAGATTGATCACCACTTACAACAATATCAGGAAGAATTCTAAAGAATAAGTCATCTTCAATTGATGCTTGATCTTTTTGGTTTACATCAGTAAACGAATGCGATTCTTGAACAGTTGTCGCTGTAATATTTATCGGACTAAATCCAAGAGTTGCTCTTCCTATCTCAATAGCATTTTGATATGTGGTTGCTAATTTAATTGAGGTCGTAGTAACTACAACTGCATAATAAACAGTCCCTGTTCTTAAATTAGTAATAGTATTAGAACCAGCATTATAAAGTACAGCAGAGCCAGTATTCAAATTATGTGCAATTGGAAAATATATAATTTCATTTGTACTGTCAACACCATATGGATTTGTAACCGCATTGTATTCATTTGAACTAAAAGACAATGCTGCTGATGATGTAGCATTTCCAGCATTTGATGTTTTAGCGTAAACTTCAACTTCTGCATTTGGTGGTGAGGTAAATGTCAACAAATTAGTTGGCGTTCTTGTACTTAATGTTGGTTCTACAAGACCAGTTACTGCTTGATTTAGTTTTATTACAGGATTGAAGAATGTAATAATACTATTGTTTTGGTTAAAGTAGAATGAACTATTAAAACCAATAGATGACCATTCATCAGCTGCACTCAATTTTTCAAGAACAATAGACTTAGCATCAAGATTTATTCTCAACACACGACGAATAGTTGCAGGAGACCAACCGAATGTGCCATCATTCGAGTTGTAGAACTTAATATAGCAGTACATACCCAACTTAATGTCAGAAAGATTATCAACAAAAACTGTCATATTGTTAGTTGTTGGGTCAATACCACCAGTAGTTGTGTTTGTTAATGTTACTGGATTATCCGCTGATGCTTGAACGAAAGAACCTGTAGCATACGAACCAACTTTCTTAGTAAAGTATGTATTTTTTGGAGCAGATGTTACAAATGTTCCAGATGGTATTGGCGATCCTGCTCCACTATATGTAACATAATCACCAACATCAATTTGTTTAGTTTTATTTGACTGTGTAATATCAAACGCAGTAAAGAAATAAACAGAACCAGATGTTGATGATGGGATTGTTGCCTTTAATGATTTGTCTATTGTTACAATTAAACTAGCGATACCATTAACACGTGTTCCTTCTTGAATTCCTGGTCCATAAACATACATACCATCGACGATATTGGTTACTGCTTGAAATTCGATAGCAGTTGTACCGATTGGGTATGATGTGGAAATTTTACTTCTTTGAACTATAATCGCTGGATGCTCAGAAGTTCTTGAGCCAGACTGGAATTTAATTGGTAATGTTACAGTTGGTGTGCTCTTATCAACACGGCAGTTAGAAGGAATAGAAGCAGCAAATTGAACCTTCAGTAACTTAGATGTATTTTTAAATTGAAGTTTGCGTGTAATATAACCCATCTGTACGCCACCTTCTTTATTGTCGTATTCAGAGTTATAAATTTCTGTACCATCAAAACCACCAGTAGCTGAAAAATAGTTACTGTTGATGCTCTTAGTTGTTAGTGGATCATCAATACGGTTTTGTGTAACGATTGCCATTGCGCGATCTAAGTCGATTACTGGAGATAAAAACTTAGTTGACGATTGCAATTGAACACGCATTTCAAACGAAGAAGCACGATCTAATAAATCTGCTTCATTTTGTTTATTTAAAATAACACGTTGCGAATTAAAATAATTATTATCATTTAAAACAATATTTGTCCAATTATCATCTTTCTGATATGGTGTTTCAGATCCAGTTGGGCTGCGACTAGATGTTGTTTTAACTTGCGCATTTACAGCAGTTGATTGGAAATTTAATACTTCAAGCACTGGATGCAATGTAGTAAATTGTGCATTTCTTGTAGCAAAAATTTGATCGCCACCAAATTGACCTGATGATGTAGCAAGTTTTGCAGCAGTTCCATCGTAAATACGAATACTGTATAAGTCATGACTATACACTTTGTAAACTTCATGTTTAACTAAGTTACCAGTTGACACAAATGTAGATGTTCTAATATCAAATTGATTTCTAGTAAATGTTTCACTATTAAAATCAGTATTATTAAATCCAAATTGATCTGAACCAGTTACATTTCTATAAGAAACAAATGAACCAGTAGACATACCATGATTTGGGTGACGCACAATAATTTCGCTTGTTCCTAATTTTACACGGAATGGGTTTAATGCGAGTGATGTAAATCTTGTAGATCTTCCAGCATTAGATGCTGGTAATACATCACCAGCTGTAAGTGTTAAATAATTACCAGTTGTGGTAGTTCCTCCAAGATCTGTAGAACCTGATGTTGTATTAAATACAGCACGGAAAATGTTACACTTTAAATCTTGTGTTGGTGATTCTGTCCAAGTTGATGCATTTTGAGATTTAAATAAAGAACCAAGAGAAGGACTTTTTAAAACTCTTCCTAATCTTGCTGGCGAAACATCAGTTCTATCTAATGTCGCACACCACAATCTGTGTTGTGTAGACGCAGCTATTACAATAAGAGCGTATAGTGTATCATTCTTAACATGAACAGGCGCAGGGAATCTAACTACTGTTCCAACACTTGCATCTCTAGACGTCAATATATCTGCTGGATAAACAACTTTTTGTGCAAATGGAAGAACAGTAGTTGTTGGAAATCCAGATTGTGTTGTGCGAATTTCAACTACGACTGGGGTAGTGGTATCTTTTGATTCAAAGAACAACTCTACTTCTGTTAAGAAACACCCCTCAGGATTTGAACTGTCTTGCGCAGTAACCATAAATGTTTGCGCCAATGGATCATTACCACCACCTCCACCATCTCCACCACCTGGATCTGGTGCTGGGGGAGGATCAGGTTGGAAAGTGAAAGTTGTTGTTGACGATAGTTGTTGTATAAATGATCTATTTCTTTGTACGGGACCAGAACCAATAGATGCATTACGAACGCCAATTATACCACCTTGAGTAGCATCTATAATACCAACAGCAGCATATACGCCTTCTGCATATGTCGTTCTTGCTGTTGGAGAATTGGTTGTTGAGTCTGATAACATAAACACACGACGACCAGTCAAAAATCTTGGTGACGCACGATTGTTAATAACCTGACCAGATGTTAAGTGCCAAACACCAGCACAGCGACCAGTTCCTGTTGTTACTAAAACACCAGGAGCAGCTGCTTCAATATGATTTGAACCACGCAATTGCAATGTTAATACACCACCATTTAATTTAGTGCTTCTGATTGTACCAAGAATTGTTTCACCAGCTCTGAATGATCCACGAACATTAATTACATGTAGTGTATCTAAAACACCATCTGGTTGACCAGTTGTTGCGTTTGTGGATTGTTCATGTAAAATAACAATAGCAGTAGCACCTGATGTTTGGCCACGAATAACTTCTCCTTTAGTAAACGCAGTAACTTCTGAGTTTGGTGCAATAAGCGCACGAGCAGTATCGTTTAATGATTGAGAAATTGTTAAAGATGTTGGTTGTGTTTGAGTACCACTAAAAATGGTAGTAAAGATACTTGTAAAAGTTGCAAGTTCGTTTGCTAACGAACCCATAAATGTTCTTTCATAATTTGATGCGCTACCTGCTTCAATAGCATCAGTATTATATGTTAAAAACACTTGTCTTTCTGTGTTTGTTGCACCAAATTGATATGGCACTTCTGCATAGTTAAATCTTCTGGTAGCAAGAAATAGTCTTGTTGCTTGTGTGCAGTAATCTGTTACATTAGTCTCATCACAAAAACCATAAACACGTGTTCCTGCTCTCATCGCAGAACCAACAAATACAACAGGACGTGAGCGAATGTAAGAAATAGATTGTCTTGCTGTCAATCTTCCTTTAACTTCAGTTAGACCAACACTTTCATTGAGTGAAGTTTGTGTTCCTCTTCCAGTCTCATTAACTTGTTGTGTAACAACTGAAGTTGTTGATGTCCATGTTCCTCCAGCATCTCTCCAACTAGCACTAGAAACAGTTGTTATTGGACGACCGAGTGATGATACTTGCCAATTATTCCAAATTGTTCCGAAATCAATACCAAGCGCATCAGCCTGCGCAGCGACGCTGTCATATGTTCCACCTTCATTGATTACAAGTTCTTGTGGGATGTTTGTCTCAACCCAAGAATCTGTAGATGGATATAATGCTACAACACCAGTTCCTGCAGGTTGAGTGAGAGAAGTGATCGTGGTAAATTCTGTAGCATATGGTTGCTCCATAATTATTAAATCATTGTTTTCACGAATTAACGCTTCTTTTCTAGATCTTTCTGCAGCAGTAGCATTATTACCTTTATTAGTAATAGATTGAATTTCGTTTTTATTTTTGTAATAAAACTCCACACCAGTAAAATATGGTAGAGTTACAATGTTTCCCTCATGTATACGATACCCAGCAGCGTTACGTTCTTGAGCTGTTCTTGCTACTTCATATAAATCAACACCAGTTGTATTAAACGCTGGTCGTAAAACACGTTCAATAATATCAATGGAGCACTCATAATCTGGATCTAATACGTTACCTACTCTATGTCCTGTGAAATTATCTACAATAAATCCATTTTTAAATCTATCTAAACCATCTTGATCTTTAATAGAAAATTGTGCTGTTTCTTTCTCGAGAGCATTTAATGTTACTGTTTGTTCAAGATTGCTAATTCGTTTTTCTAACTTAGCAATATCTTTCATTGTAAATCTGCGATTATCAATTGGCTTAATAATAATATTACTAGAGTTTGCTCTGTAAGTATATGGTTTGTATTCAATGTCGAACAGATGCATTGTATCATCTGGAGTTTGTGGTAACTGTGGATTATCAGAAGAAACACCTTGAATTAAATTAAAACCACCAGTTTTACTTAAAACAATTTTATCTTTTCTTGGTAGATAATACGCGAAGTCACATTGAAGACCATAAAGACGTTGTGGTAAAGATGTTAATGACGCTGTTCCACCATCGAATGTTCCACCATCATTAACACGTGGACGGAAATCCAGAACATCACGCAAACTTGTAGTTCTTCCTGTAATTTTACTAAAGAAATTTGGAATTTCTTCGTATAACAAATCAGGATATGAGTCAGCAGAAAAATAATCGCCAGAAGAGTGTTCAAAATACTCAAATGTTACACGAATTGGACCTGTTGGGAAAGGTACTGATTTACCTTTAATCAAACGACCTAAGTCATAGTGCGTATCACGCTGACCATTATCGAACTCATAATTACTTGTAATGTCAATACCACTACCAGTCGCTAATCCAGAAATGTCATTACCAAAAATTACATTTGGAAACATTTCTACTTTTAATACACGATAGATGTCAGCTTTATTAATGTTAATAATATCAAGTTCTATGGTTGTTTGCAGTGTTAGATTTAATGTAGAAGAAACAAGCGATTTTACTTTTTCTTTTGCGTTAATCAGACGTTTTAAAACTGGAGCATATATTGTATATGAATCGTTTTGTAAATTAGCAATTGCGCCAGCACGACCTGAAGATGCAACTAATCTAATAGTTGCTGTATTTGATGTTGTTAATGTTACATCAAATACAGTCATTGCTTCACCAGTTGTATTGTTGATAACAATAAATGCATTTGGTGTTGTAATTTGTAGTTGATCTGGATCTGGAACTGATAAATTAATACTTACAAATGTTGTTCCAGCATCACCAGAAGCAGTATACTTCTCTAGTGTTGTATATGTTGTATTGTTATCTTGTAAAGTTTCACCACCACGAATTGTGTAAATATCCCTTTTTGGCATTGCAAACAAAGAATCAAAATCTTCTGGAAGTTGATATACGCAATCTGCTCTGTTTAATGGACCAGACAATGTAAAGTTTGACCAAGTAGTAACTTTAGCAGCACGATCTGAACCTTGTAAATCGCGAACAAAGAAAAATTGTGTTGGGGCATTTGGAAACCAAACCATGTCACCAGCTGTTAGGGTTGATCCAGAAATCCATTTAGTTCCAAGACCAGCTAAATCAACATTGTTATTTCCTGTTGTGGCAACTGTAGACTGACCAACGATTGTTGAATTATAAGTTGTTGGTAACACTAATGCACGGAAACACTGTGCATCTCCACCAGCTGATGTTGAACCAACACTTAATGGTGATCCGATAACACGAACTTTACGGAAATCTTCTCCTGGATTCATCTGAACATCCATTAGAGAAATTTTAGCAGTAGCACGTCCATTTAAAGTTTGTCCACCTTCCATATAACGAATACGAGCAGTACCAACTCTTGATGTTGTTAAATATGTGCCATAGCTGTTAGCAGCACCACCAGAAGATGCAAAAGAATTTAATGCAACTGGAAATGTAGTTGTTGTAACATTGGATGCTAATAATTTTGCAACTTGATATTCAGTGATTGAAGTAGCTGATGCTTGTGTATGAACAATTGCATAAGTTAATTTTGCTACTGCATTGTTTGGTGTGGCAGTACCAGATCCATCTGCTGCAGCAGTCATCGTTCCAAGTGTTTGTGATGTTGTTGGTGGGGTATCGACTTTAAATAAATCAACAATTTGATAACCATCAATATCAGGAACACCAAATGGAATAACATCAATTAAATTCCCTAAACCAATTGGAATTCCCGTATTTGTTATTCTAGCAAAATCTCTTGCCTTTGGTGCTTCAATATAACGAACACCACTAGTTTCGTATTCAAATCCTTTAACGAATGCTTTACCATCTTTTACACCAAATGCGATTTTATCTGTATCACCACCCTCGGAATCGCTGTAAAGTCCATAATCATATTTGGCTTCTGGGGTATATCTCCAGCGAACGCCACCATCACTAACTGCTCCTGATGAGTGTGTTGGTGCGCTTGTACCAGAAACACCATTGTCCAAACATACATAATAGTTAATTGCGTTTGTTGTTGGATTTGTATAAAAAACCACATCACCAACTTGATAATTTGTAATACCTGTCCATGACCCTTGGTCTGAATCTCTATGTTCTTTAACTTCAATTTCAAATGGTCGAACAGTATAGTCGCCCGATTCATCATATGTTCTACGAGCAAGTAATGTTTCTAAATATGAAAGATTTGTGCCTTTTGCTGAAAATTCTAAAATACCACGACGAAGTGTCAATAATAAAATAAAATTTTCTGATTCAAACCCGATTTCTTTTTTATTTAATACGAGTTCAACTTTATAACGATGGGCACCTGGAGCTGTATAATTTGGTGCGCCAGTCGCATTATCTAATAAAGAGCTATCTTCTTCTGGCGTAACAATTGTTTCTACAATATCTAATCCAACCATGCAAGTTGGTTCATTACTGTATTTCGCCAACGAAATTTTTTGCGCATTAACTTTAACAAATGCCCCATCGACATAAAAAATACCAGTTTCAAGAACAGCAATAGTTGCTTTTTCTTGATAGTCAGAAGAATTTTGAATACGAACACGATAAGAACCAACAGAAGCAGTTGTTACTTCACCACTAATTGGATTTGTGTATGTTGGATTTGATTCTACTTCCACATTTTGGTCGTTGACAGTTTTAACTGGAACAACTGTAAATGTTAAAATTTCATTCTGAGCAAATCGACGTTCGCCATTGAATCCTTCAGAAAGATAATTGATGTAAAGTAATGCTGGGTCACCAACTGATGTAGATGGTTCACAAAGAATAATAACAGCACGAACACCTGTTGTTTCTCCGACTACTGTAACTCCATCAACTGCTCTAATAAAAGTATCTAAATTTACACCACTATCGACTTCTAATGGTTCAAGTTTAATAGAAGCGCAACCAGCAAAAGTGGTAGCTCCAGGAATGACTCTAGACTTATTTTGAAAAATATAGTCGCCGATTCTCTGAACTTGTTTTTGTAAAATTGTTTGGGCTTGTGTTAATTCACGTGCTTGTAGTGAATATCCAGGACGAAACAAAATACGAAGGAATTTTTTATCCTCAGCATAATCATCGTAGTATGGAGCTACATTAAAATTCATTTATTTTTCTCCGAATGGTAATCTTTTATATTTATCAAAACTCTAGAACAAATCTAAACTTTTCTCTTACTGTGCTTCTAGTCACAGCATTTCTGTATTCTGTAAAAATTATATTTCCACTGTATTTTTGAACAGTTGGATTATATACACTATCACTTCCACTGTATGTTAGTGTATGTGTTGTGCCAGTTCCAGCACCAGTTATATCGATAGCAACCCCAGTGTTAGCAAGTGTTAAAGATGTTGCTAATTTAATTTCATTTGTAGAAATTCTAATTACATAATATGTATTTCCTGAAACTAAGACGGAACCTGTTGTACTTATGGCAGTTCCCGCACCAGAACTGTAAACAACTGAATCTCCAGTTTTAAATGGATGTCCTGGAATGGTTAAAATATCAGTTCCAACACCAACAATTCCCAAGGAACTTCCATTAAACGATACGTATGGTCCAACATATAATGACGCTGCATTATCTGTTCTTGTTAATAAATTGCCCGAAGTAATTGGATTATTTTCTATCAATTGTTCTGTCGTTTGCAGCATTCCAACATATTTCTGAACTACAGTTTGCGTCAATGTATGACCAAGACCAATTCCAGGTGTAATTGATATAGCACTTCCTAGTGTTGCATTAGCATAACTTGTTGCTAATTTAATTATATCAACACTAATTTTAATTGCATAGTAAGTTTGGCCATTAGTTAAACCAACAACAGATGTTCCACCATTATTATCATATAACAAGGAATCGCCAGTAATCAGATTATGTCCAACAGAAGTCAATTCATTAGTTGTTCCATTCACAGCAGTTGCTGCGTTAAACGATAATGTGTTTACAATAGAAGATGTATTATCTCTAACAGAAACCACAGTAGCAACTGGATTACTCAATCCACTTGTCGCTGTTGTAAGTCTATCAGCATAAGAGATAGAACCTGACATAATATTAGTTTTGTATTCTTTAAAGTTTGTTAACAAACTAGATGTTGAAACAGTTGTAGTTCCATAATTGTATGGATTTTCCAATAATCCAACAACACGATATGTTAGCCCAGTGACATCAGAGGTTCCATACTGTGTAGGCGCATTTCCTCTTGTTGTAAAATAATCATCAGTCTCTTCGTTAGATGCACAAATAAGCAGAAAATTTGATTCAAATTCTTGTTCTATATTACTAGCGAAACCACCAGTAGGTGCTACAATAATTTTAGCAGTCGCTGCTGTTGTTGGAGAACCACCAGAAAATGTTACTGTTGCATAAGTATAACCTGTTCCTACACTAGTAATTGGAATATAAACTACACGTCCAGATACAACAACAGGTGTTCCTAATGTTAGACCAGTACCATCTCCTTTTACAGTAAGTGATGGGGCTGAAGTATAACCTTCACCACGACTAGTCAAAACAACAGCAGTAGCATTACCAGATGCGCCAGCAGTAGCAGCAACACTTGGTAATGGGCAATGACTTGTTGTTAAAAAATTAGATATATCTGTAGAACTTAATTCGCCCATAAACTTCCACTTATAACCATCAGCAAGAGTTTGAATATTTGCTGTTGTAAATGTTGGCTTAGTAGTCGATGCTATTGGGTTTCCTGTTGTAGTGCTTCTATTATCAATACAACGATATAATTTAAAAACACCAGCATCATCCACTAAAACTAAGCTGTTTGAACGAGCCAATGATAATGGTTTAGTGTTAGTATATTCACCAGCAAGACTTACACCAGTAACTGTTGATCCATCATAATCATCTCTATACATATCATAATATTGCCCACTTACCCAATTTACTCTTCTAAAACCACGTTTTAAGTCAGCCGATGTTATTTTCTTTAAACCAATAATTCCATCCCAAATTTGTTTTTCAACAATTACTGTATCTTTTGGTGCTGGGGGATTTGTATCATTATTAGAACCACCAGGAACTGTCGCCCAAGATACTGGATTTCCAAAATAAAAATATAAAGATGTATCACCATCAGCTACTTGTGCTGCGTAGTTTCCAGCATTTCTTGCTTTAGTTTTTTGTTTAATAATTGCGTACTGTGGCATTTTATGTAGTCATTTCTGTTATGATTGCAGTGCTTGTATTATTTATTGAACTTCCAACAACCTCTGTGTTTCCTAGTTTTTCATTTCCATTGTTTACCACAAAATAGTCGACTTCGCCGAACACAGCCATTCCAGCTGGATGAACTAATCTATTAAAGTATGGTTTCCAATTCTCAAATGTATTAGAACCTCTTACGACATAAGAATAATCTTGATAATAATAAGAATCTTGTAATTTCATTGTCGTGTTTATTAACTGTTTATCGCCTTCATAGTTAACTGTAGATCCATTTGCTGTTGATGTAGTTATAGATCCAGGAGAGGCTGTAGCCTCTGCGATATAAAGACCAATTTCAATAGTACCACCACTTACATATGCTGCGCCAGAGGTAGTAACAAAAGTTGTAAGTCCAGAGTTTGTAAATAATCTAAATGTTGTATCTGTTATTGGTGACGCATAATATAAACCATTGGCAACTCCTTGTGCAGCTAAACCAGAAATTTTAACTTTGTCGCCTCTGGAAATATAATGTTTTGTGCTAGTTGTAAATACAGGAGTTGATGATATTGTAACTGAAGTAATAGAATATGTTCTTCCAACTACAACTGTAGCACCAGATGTAACACCTATCAATGTATTGCCAAAAGCAACGATTGTTGCGCCACCATTTGGTTTTATTTTATAGTATCTTCCAATTTTAGAAACAAATGTTCCAATCTCTGTTGAACCAATTTTAACTGTTTCTCCATCAATAAATGTTCCTGTTGCATTTGTTCCTAAAAATGTTGCAGGCAATAATAATGTTCTACTTACAGAATGTAAACCACCATCTAATATTTCTAATGTTCTTAATCTTCCAATGTCTTTAATAATTGGATAAACTACTGCACCAGAACCATTTCTTGGTCCAACATTAATAGACATTTCTGGAAGTCTTTTATAGGATCCTGGAGATGTTAACACTATTTGATCAATTACACCTGTTTCTGTTTGTAAAGAATCAGAGAACATAATCGTAAATTCTTCATATCCAGTTCCAGTTGTTGATGGATTCGCAGCCATTCCTGCATTTGGTTTTGTCGAAAGAGGAATTACTTCAGCAATCTCAGAAGCAGTTGTAATATTTGTTCTATAGAAATAATGTGTTCCAGTTCCTGCTCCAGTAATATCGATTGCAATTGAACTTAATGCGTTTTCCAAACTTGTTGCAAGTTTAAATGTTGTTGAATTGACACGAATTACATAAACAGTAGATGGTATATTTCCAACAGATCTTTGAATTGATGTTCCAGTAGTAGAATATGTTAACTCTTCGCCAGTATAAAACCCATGATTAGATGCAGTAATTATATCAGTAGATACATTTACTCCTGCTGCATTCGTAGAGACAGTTCCAAAATTTATTGTTGAACCATTAGAGTTTGATGTCAATGTGAAATGTTCTTGTGTTCCTGTACTTATTGAATCTTTTACATACATTGTTTGACCAGAAACAATTCCTGGACTTAAAACTCTTTGTTGTCTAAATTCAACTTCATCACCATTTTTAAAATAATTTTTATAATTTGGAGTATAGAAAAACTGCTCTTTGTTTGATGAATTGGCGAGCATGTTGCCGTTTGATCCATCAATTTCGATTGTATGCACACCAGAACCAGAAGAGGTTAATTGAACATAAATTCCAGCAAGAGCATTATTTTTGTTTTCTGCTATTCTTAACTGATTCTCTGTTACAAAAATAGCATAATAAACTTTTGCAGCAAGCAATCCACCAATAGCATTTCCTGTTGTATTGTATGTCATTGTGCTAAGAGTTCTTAACGTATGTTCTGATGCTGTTGTTAAGATACCAGAAACTGTATCTATTCCTGTTATTTGAACATTATCAATATATTTTCTAGTGTCAAACGAATTTTCTTTTACCGAGTTGTAGGTAAATGACTGTGGAATAGTTTGTAGTGAGCATGTTTTTCCAGAAGTTCCAAACGCAGTAATATTTACAAAAGTAGATGAGTTGTAATTATCTTTTGATGTTGCTAATCTAACTGTGTTTGCATTTACTACTTTAACATAATACGTAGTATCATCATCTAATCCTGTTGGTTTTGTGCCATTAAAATCTGATCTAAATCTTACCCAAGACCCATCTGCAAAACCATGATTTGCTATACTAATACTTCCAGGTGTTCCTGTTGTTACATCTGATGATGGATCAAAATATCTAGAAATAGAGATATTATTATCTGTGATCATGCCCATAAAAGATGCATTTACTGGATTGTTTATTGCAGAATTAACAGTTGTCCCAGAAACAATAGGATTATAAAATAATTCATTACCATCAGCATTAGAGCCAAAATCATTTCCTAGTGAAAATGGAACAAGAGAATTTGTGTCAGCAATAGCATCAGCTTGAGTTGAATACAATTTAACATATTTACCATAATCATTTTCGCCCTTTCTAATGTATAAATCTCTAACAAAAGGCGAAACATATGCATTATCAACAACTGATAGTGTAGGATTAATTATTAACATTCTACTATCAGAGATTTTTTCAACTATTGTATCTGATTTGTGTAATGCTCTAATCGAAACAGTGTAATCTCTTATTGTTGTATCTGGAACAACGATTGAGTTTGGCGACCAACAATTATAGAATTGATAAACTGTTCTTTGAACATCACTTGAAACTTTTGTATACTCTGCCTTATTAGCATAAAACACAACATGTTTCTTTGGATCTGCTGATGGCAAAGATGGAGAATAAAATTCTATCATTACTGTTGATTCTAGTATAGATAAATTACCTTCGGCTAGTGAGTTAAATCCAAAATCATTTATTTCGTATGCTAAATACTCACCATCTTCAGCAAGATAAACTGACTCACCAGAGAATTTAGAATCTTGCATTGTGATATATTCTCTAGTATCACGTTTAGATACTGATGTAGTATGTGATAAACTGTCAATAATGTTTCTTAAATTGACCTCAAATGGAATATCAAAATAAACATTTAATTCTTCTGGCAAAGAAAATCCAATTGTAAAATATCTTTTTGCGTTACTCTTATATGCACCAAAACTAGAAGAAGTAATTCCCAATGGACCATTTTCTGCAGTAGGTATTAGAGATGTATTATCATAATATTCTTGTTCAATAATACTAATTCTTCTTTGTTCATCAAATTCTGCTGCAAATTTAAAAGATCCAGCACCAGTACCATCTGTAAAATAAACTGAATTGTTCTTTGAAGATGCAACCATAACAGTTGAACTTATATTGGAAAATTCTGATGGACCTGAAACATAATCTGATGTGTTCGTTGGATATGCTACTGTTAAATATGGAGTTTCACTGTATTCATCATTATAGGTTGGTTGAGCGACTTCAAACAATTCTTGAGCTGGACTTATTTCTGCGTAATCATCCCAAGATTTAAATAATCTTTGTTCACCACGATTAATATCATCTACAGATTGCAAAGATTTTCTTTCAATCATAACACGAACAGAACTGAAATCTGGAATTTCAATTTCATTATTGTGTTGAATAACTCTTGTAGAAGAAGTTTCTAATGCAAGATATGGATAAGCAACATATCCTTCTGATTCGTTTTCGCTGCGTTTGTCTATTTCAAATTCAATATTTACTTGATCGCTTGTATTAAAATCAGCACGTTCCATAATAATATAATCTACACTTTCATTAATTGATTGAAATAGATATACTTTGTTATCAACAGTATATGGGTATGTTGTTTTTAAATTTGTATCAGAATCTGTTGGAATGTTTGGGTCTAAATTATATTTTAAATCCAAATCACGTGAACCACATGAACGCTTTCTTGCATAAATAGAAATTGCTGATTCCTCAACACTGCTGGATGTGTAATCAACACCATTAGTTACATGGTTGCCAACAAAAGAACACAATGTGTTTGTTCCAGAAGAACCTGCTGCGGTAATTGTTCTAAACAATTGATAGTGTAAATTTTCTCTTCCATATGGAATCAGTTTAATGTTATTACTATCAACCACATATGCGTAAAATAATTCTCCATCAGTTGCGCCACCCATAACACTAGAACCCTCAGTAGTGTTAAAACGAACGATCTCACCTTGCTTAAATGGATGATTTGGTAAAAGAATTTGGTTTGAGGAAACAGCTGCAGAAGGATCAAATCCTGTTACATTAATTGTTTGTTCCCAGTTTTCTAAAATAAAAATATCATTAGAATTTGTTTCGGAAATATAATCGCTACCGTCTTCGTCTAAAATTAATGTTGCTCTTATGTCATACTGTACTGGCATTACAAAAATTTTACAATTTACTTTAGCATTTTTTTTAAAAATAAACTTATATTCCCATGGTCTTGTAGTATTTAAGTCATGACCATAAAGTGTATTTCTTTCTCTAATGTAAACAATTGGTCTTTCAACACTATGATCTGCTTCGGAAAATGGATATAATGGCGAAAGTGTCTCTTGACCAAATTTATAAACACCTATTTGTTTTGTTTCAGATATTTGGCCAATTTTTTGATCTAATGTTTTTGTTTCAGTATATTTTCCCATAAGGGTAGAAACAATTGGAGCATTTACTGTAGATCTGTTGGTTGCTTCAATTCTTTCTAATGCATTATAATCTGTTTGTGTATCAAACTCAATAATTACAGTTCCTGGGCATGATGGTGTTCCTGTTGTGCATTGTGATGTTCCAATCCACAATTCTTCATCAACAAGTTCAATCGCAACTCCTTCATTTCTTGCCCAATTAATTGAATAATTTGATGTAGCCCCAATTCTAGGAATAATTGCTCTAAACAATCCTTGATTGTATGTGTACGATGATCTTGTATAAGTCACAATCTCATCGCCTTGCTGCTCTAATAAAAATCCAAATTCTGCTGAAGATATTGAACCTGTGTTAATATTTGTAGATGTCTCATCAGAAATTTTTAAGTTAGATGTAGAAATTTCAGAACCAAAATTTCCCATTTCTTGACGCAGTTCGAAATCATCTTCAAAAAGGATTTTATCCTCTGCGTCGATCCAGGTTACACCACCAATTTCAGAAACAAGATCTTTGTTAATTGTTCTTGCAATTTTTGCTGTAGCAGCACGATCTCCTTCGTTCAATGTTCCAAAAGAAACTGTATCAAAAATAGAATAATTATCTCCAGCATTCTCTAGAACAATATCTTGAACGAAACCAGCAGTAATTCCTTCAACTTTAATATCTTCGGTGTTTGATACTGATGTAGCTAAAATTGCATCATCGCCTGGAATATAACCAAGACCAGAATAAGATACTGTTGTTTCCGCTAATTGAGTTCTTAAGTTAAATGTAACAGAAGTGCCATCAGAATTTACTGCATAAACTATTGATGTAGATGAAAAATTTAAAATAACATTATCTGCGGTTAAATACAATACATCATCAGTTGGATCATAATCAACTACTCTTGCTCTTACAGTTACATTACCATTTACTGCATCAACTTGATAAATTTCAGAATTTACAAGTTTATCAATAGTTCCAGAAGAAAGATTGTATATTTTTATTTTAAATACTTTTGTCCAAACACCAGCATTTAATTTCAAAACATCTACTTTTGGTAAATATACCTCAACTTCTTCACCATATAAAATTCTAAAAAAACATTTAACAGAGTCAATAGAACCTTTTGAATTATAAAACTCAACGATGTTTTTAAGAATAAATTTCTTATCTGCTTTTAATACTTGAGGGAAGTCTGGAAGAAACAATGTGTAAAAAGTGGTAACAATATCATCATCGTTTTGTTCATCGATATCATTGTATGTTTCTAAGTTTCTTATTACACCAAGTGCTTTTTCCGATTGCTCAAGATATTGATAATACTTTTGCAAAAATGTAATGAATTTAGCATAATCTGAGCGAATAAACTCAGGTGCTTGATAATCAACAACTGTTGACGGATTTGCTTTAGCGATAGTCATTTATCGTACCAATGGTTTTCTTGTGTCAGCGTTACCTTCGACAGTAATGTCAGAATCTAAAATAGTTAAAATTTGATTTCTTAGTGCATTAATGTCTTGTAGTTTTGGTTTTGCGAAAATTTTGCAGTTATCTGTTAATAAAGAAATAGCAACTGTTGGAATTCTTATAATTCCTTTCTCATAATCAATTGTTCCAAATGTTAATGAATCAAAAATTTTTTGATTATTATTGTAGTGAAATCTTCTAATATTTCCAACACCAT